CTTCGTTCACGTCAGAAGGCTCTCTTGACTTTGGATTCCTATAACAGATAGAGACGAGCATGCGGTTGTAGTAACCGTGAATCACAGATTTTCCATCTGTATATTCTGTCACTTTCCGCAAAAATTCATCCATTTTGTCTGATATAATTGACAATTTTTCATTGATCTTAATGTCTCTAGCTTTGTACCAATTCAGCACTCGATAAGCGTGATTGTAATTCTCTAACCACACACGGGTATCATCACCAAGAGCACATAAATTACGATACGAGATACCTATCAATCTAGCACACGTCAAAAACTCAGCTAGATTAATTATTGTGTTGAAGAATGCCGTCCACTTCCATCCGGAAGATAATCCATTTGTGATTCTGACCAGATCGATTCTGGTGCCCGGAAAATGAATTATTGAGTTGTTGATCATCTTCCATATTCTGTCAACAGTGTCTCTGGCTTTCTGATTTTCAACTGAAATTCTGGATTTGATCACCCTCAGAATTCGCTCTATCATCTTGAAACTGGTTTGTCGTTCAAAACCGACTTGGTCTAGAGGCAAGCACACTTTATCCTTATCAGCAATGTGCTTGGCCTGATACGACTTATCAGCCAAATAATCAAAATCCTTGAAAATTGGAGAAGTTTGGCTCATCTTGGGATTGACCATCTTATAAACACACTCATCTAAATAACTCATGTTGAGATACATATCCATAGATGAGTTGACGACAGGTCTATTTCTGATAGGTTCGGACTTGTCGAATATGTAATTATCAGAAGTTTCCTTGTAAAACAGAGCTTCCAACTCCTCCTTGGGTGCCAAGAATCCAGCAGCCCGCTTCGTCAGTTTGACTTTCACAGGTTCACCATCCACAATCAAAACAGGTGAAGTAGTGATACCTTTGGCAGATCCAGAGACTGCCCATTTATGTGGTAAGGCAATGAATTCTTCTGGTGTCTCATCTGGTCCGAATACTTGCTCGCTGAGTACTTCTGAAACTGACGTCTCAAACTCATCAAGGAACTTGTCTTCTGATCCATCAATCGTATGTTTTGACATTTCGTTAGATAGTAACCATTTCTCCAGGTCCTCAACATATGCTTCCTCGTCTATATCAAGAGAAAACCCTTGCCATCTGGCAATATCAATGTAAGCCTCCCACGTGTTAGACCAGTCATTGCCAAATGCTTTGATCATATTGCTGAAGGATTTCATAGCCTTTGAAAATCTCTTGTACGTTAGATTGTACTTCATACACATTTCTAGAACCAAAGAATAGATCTTGGGATTGATATGTTTTATAATGGAAGCACAATCACTTAAATAGGCTAAATGGTAATTCCACTCGCCAGGCCTGAATCTTTTCAATTTGTACAATTTTTCTGGCATAAACCAGTTTTGATATAGAACGTCATTCTGTTCTTGATATTTTAACCATGTTTCCATGTCTGAATCCAGATATAATTGTGTTTCTGCATCAAAGTGTTTTATGACATTCTGTTCTAGCTTATCCAATTTGAATTGATCGAACCAGCTAGCTTGTGAATATTTATGGGTATACCTGCCCCATGCTTTGTTTAACAATCCGACTGAATGTTCTCTGTCAGATATTGATTCAATTGAACTATGATAGTTTTTCCCAAAATGATCACGATTTGATTGTCTATTTGCGATCATGAACGGTTTCTTGGTGTCAACACCAGTGAACTCAAATGTGGCCAAATTGAAGCCCTTGAGTACTGATGCTTCACCAGGACTGTGGATCATCATCACCTTCCCTGCTGAACGTGACGCCCATCCATCAGGGTAATCTATGTCCAATTGCTTATTCAACATGTCAATTTTTCTCTTATTCACTATCCTCCACGGTTCATGAATTGGCCATTCTCTATATTTGATAGGAACTACTATCTGTCCCCTGACCGTTCCTG